TGTCTAAAAAGAATTAATTTTCCTTTCTTAAAAGTTTTATTTTTAAGGTTCATTTTGATGTTACTTTGCAGTAAACCTTTTAATGTCTCTTCTATTATTGTGTTGTCAATTAACATTTCTGCTCCTAACTATCATTAAACGTCAGCTTCTGCTGAGGCGCCATGTCTTGTAAGTAATTATTAAAGTATAGCCAAAAGTCAATAATATTTTGTTCGGACTGCAATGGCATAACTGCCAGTACGCTATACTCATCGGCATTAATTGCCCTATATTCGCTCATCATAATATCCCAAGCCACTACAAGGTTCTTTGAGGCTGCGTTGTATTTGGGTGGTCTTGTAGGTGGGGCGAAGTTAAATGCTATCCTACCTGCTGGTGAATTTAAAAGATCACCATTATTGGTAGCTAGAAATCTTCGTGTAGAAGGCCTACCATTTTTAGGTCTACGTCTTCGTGCTTTTAATTCTACAACATGCGTTGCTAATAAAGCTCTTAAACCATCTGTACTTAATTTCATATTGTTACCAAAAATATTATAGCTACTAAAACAAAAATAGCAGAAATTATTGCTCCTACAATTAAAGGACCAAGAAAATCTTTTTTAAAATCTTTTTTATTCATTGCCCATTCCAAACGGATCATAAAGTGTCGCTTTACCTTCATGTACAAAATAAGAATATACTTTTGTATTTGGGTAATCAGGACTTAAACTATAAACTGCTCTAACATTTTTGATAGAGTCGTCAAAGAAATGTATTTCATCCATTCCAGGAAGGTTAAGTTTGTCACCTGTTATATATCCTTCGATATGTTCTTTTTTATCTTCTGGATCACTTGAATGTAATCCTTTAAATTCAATCTTCTTTAATAAGCGTTGTGTTAAATCTAAATTATATTGTAAAATATACCTAAAATAAAATTCAAAAAATTCTAAAACAGATGTAAAATTAATACTTCCTCTTGCTGTAACAATTGCTACATGGATATTTGTATCTATTAAACTATCTTTCAGCTTTTCTGTAAAATATTCTAACATTCCTACGATACCAATTTTATCAAACTGCCCTTTTATCTCATTAAACTGTTTAAAATCAATGATATCACCTTCTTGGTTTATGTAATGAGCATATTCAGAGGGGGTGAGTTCGATATGCTCTCCATTTCTAATCAAATCTACTTTAGATTCTGATTTGATCAATGTATCGTCTAAATCAAATGCGTATAATATTTGTCTCATGTAAATATTTATCCAAAAAAAGAGGCTTACCCGAAGATAAGCCTCTTAAATTATTAATATATTATTTTTTAGGTTCTACAAATGCAAATATACGCTCTTCATTAATAAAGATATAATTCTTACCACCAAATTTTGATAGTGGGATTCCTTTATCGTTTGGGAACATTATAAATGAACCTTCTACTGCTTGTTCACTTGCACCTGGACCGGCTTTCATAATTTGTCCTACGCGCCAAACTTTATGTTGCATTGCTTTTGGAATAATAATACCATTACGAACAATTTCTTCGTGCTCACCATCTGTATCAACATACTCTACCATAAGAATGTCACCCGTTACACCTACAATATCCCACTCGGCTGGAATGTCTGTACCTGCGTATGACGTCATGTCAATTGATTTCTGTGGTGCAACACCATGTATTTGGTCTTCTAAACCTTTATCTTTTAAATGATCACCTGTTGTTTTTCTCATAATAACTCCTATTTTATATCAAACGCTTTCTTTACGTTTTTTAAATCAATCTCAAACTCTTCAATATATAATTTGACTTCTCTTTTTGACATTTGTTTACTCTTGGCTATGAAACTGATAATATCTTCTTCTTCCTTCTTACCCTTTTCTTTCTTAACCTTCTTAATATATTTAATCCGTTTTGAATATGTTTTGGGTATAGTTGCAAGATAAATCTTGTACCATTCCTGTTTTGTATCATAAACAGAATATAATCTGTTAGTTGTCGCATTCAACAACTTAGCCATATTAGGTGAATGCATGCTTAACCATCGTTGAAGCATATAAGGATCGAATTCTTGCTCATTCTCTGGATTCTCGAGAAGATTACCCTTCTTTCTATAAACGATATCTTTTAAAAAATCAAATATTATCATAATGTACTTTAATAATTACTACAGGTGGTTTTTCCACCTGTAGTAAAATAATTAATGATTATATCATCTGGAGATAATCACTGCGTACAGTTTCTTCCTCAGCAGTACGATCCTCAGTAGACTTTACTGTGTAATAAGTCTGACCTCTATCATTAACGAATGATGCTTTACGGACATATACCTCTTCGTCGTTAAGAATAGCTCTTGGATATGCTCTGCTTGGTGTTTTGAATTTACGGGTCATTGTTTTTTCCTTTGTTTTGTTTTGTTGTTTGTTATGTTCTTTTGAAAGTATCGGGATATTCAGATGCAAGACCTGGCCCTACCACTTTAACTTTATATACATGATGTACTTCAACAGTATCTTCACCTATACTTCTGCGGTATGTTTGTTTAGACATTATTGCTTCGGCATGTGCAAGAGCACTTTCTATATTGCTTACTTCATATTCAAAATAACCATGGCTTACATATACTTTAACTTTATATTTTTCTTTGCTCATTCTTGGTCCTTTCTTATTTTGTGATATACTTCTGGTTTACATGATTGGATACAATTTCCAACATCTTCGCCTAAACCTCTCGGGAAAGAAATATCACTACAATAATCCTTTCCTAATTTGTGATCCTTAAAATATGGTTTCTGAATTAATTTAAAAACTCTTTCAAGTAATTCAGTTTTTGCTTTTTCCTTTGTTTTGTTTTGTTGTTTGTTGTTTGTTAAATGTAAAATCATAATACTTAGCAAGTTCATCAAGTTGTGATTCATCCTTAACCCACATTTCCCAATCATCAGGGGTGACTTCCTTTTCTTCTACGTCAATAACAATTGTAGGCATTTTAGAAACATCTTTTATAAAACATTGTGACATTATACTACCATCTTTTAGTTTTAAACACCCATGCCAGTGATTTCCGTCTGGTGTTCTTTTAGTATATGCATCACCATAGTATGGTTTTGTATCTTTACCCTCTTTAAATACCGATGAATTTCTTTTATTTTGAAACGTATCCCCATAAACATTATTCCATTCATCATCAGCTAAAGTTAATGATGTTATAGGTTTAAAATCTGCTAACTTACTAAAGAGACTTAATGTAACTGCTGCACTACACCCACTATGTCCTTGTTCTGAAAATACTTCCATAAGTTTCATAACAGCTTTACCAATGTCCCCATTATAGTCACTATCTTTATCGAACATTCCTGCTAGTTCTAATTCTTTCTTTGCATGTTTTATTAAATTACTCATTGCCATCCTTCCTTATTCTTATATTAATATATTATAATAAATCTAAAATTTGTCAAGCATAAATTTTGTGCAACAAAAATATCTTAAGTCAGTACATAAAAGATAAATAATTATATGAAAACATATTATGGATTTATATACTTATGGGAAAATAAAAACAATAAAAGAACAAAGCATCGTTATTATATCGGTCAACATGTGGGAACTACAGATGATGGTTATACTGGTAGTGGTACTATATTTTTAAAATATTATTATAATCAAAACAAAAATGACAAATGGGAAAGAACAATTTTAGAATATTGTAATGAAGATAATCAAGAAAAATTAGATGAACTTGAAACCCATTACATTAAAGAATCTAATGCTGTTGATGATGATATGTATTGTAATTGCAGATTCGGTGGTCGATGTGGTGGTAAATTATCTAATAATACTAAATCAAAAATCAGTAAAGCATGTAAAGGTAGGGTACCATGGAATAAAGGAAAGAAAACATATCCTAGGTCACAAAAATCAAAAGACAAAAATAAAGAAACTTTAGCTAAATCAGAAAAAATTAAATATGACAGTTATATATCAAAAGTTTTGAATTATATTAAAGAGAATGGTTATATTAACAGAGATGTAATGTATGATATGTTTGGTAAATCATGTACTGTCATTACAAAAATAATTAAAAAAATGATTTCTCAAAAATTAATTAAAACAGATACATTTGGTGACCATGATTTAAGATACATTCTTTATGATTCCCTAACCAATAGAGAAAAAATATATAATGAATGTGTTAAATCAGATGGATTAACCAAACATGAACTATTTGAAAGATTTCCCTATCTTTCAGAAAGATATATTCGCGATAGCCTCTGTAAACTTAAGAAAGAAAATAAACTTTCAGATGTAAGAGGCTATCGCAAAAATATATGGAAGGCTAATTAAACAATCTTTGTAGTTGCAATCCAACAATCATTTATCATTCCGTAGAACATTTCAATACACTTATGCATAAACTCTTCTGCTTGTTCATCTGTGAGATTTGTACTATAAGCAAATGCTGGTGCTTTCTTACCTGCTGTAATATTAATTCCTGTATGAATTAAAACAGCTCCATTAATTTCTTTTGCAATACTTACTGATGCTTTTCCAACCAATTGGATTATTCCGCCTTGGTTGTGTTCTTTGTGCACTCTGATGTCATCACCATCAACTTCGATGTCACACTTAAGATAATCAGCAGCAAGGATATTAGCAATACCAGTGTTAAATAAGCGCTGAAAACACACCCCAGCAAACAAAGAAATGTCAGGAACTTCAATACAGAAATTAATGGCATCCTCGCTATAAATAAAATCATTGTTTACCAAGTCCTCCTTATCAACCATAAACTCAGCTTCAACTTTCATTGGAGCTCTAAACGCAATTATATTTCCAATACGTTGAGTCCTATCTTTAAAATGGTCATAAGCAAATCTGCCTGACAAATGTGACCCGTCATATACGTCTATATTTTTTACTATCATTTTTTTCCTTTTAATATTCTCTTGAACATATTTGCATCATCTGTGTAATACTTATCAAGATTAAACTTACTACATTGTTTAGCTTTGACTACTTTCTGAAGTCGTTCTAACTTTTTATGTTCTGTACATTTTTCACGTTTAGTACACCAATCGCAGTTAGTGCCAGTAGTATCTTCATACCACTGTTTGCACAACCGCTTAAATTTTGGTGGTAATATTTTACGCGTTATCTTCAACTACAATTTCTTCCGATGCATCTGCCTCAGTGTTACCAGTAAGGTCATTCAACTCATCAATCACATCTTCAATCTCAAGATTAATTTCTTTAAGTTGATCTTTGTAATCTGAAGCTGCTGATTTCTTCATCTTAGTTACATCCTTGCGAAGTTTGTGCAAGTTAAGCATTTTAGTTATTAGTGTGTCTTTTGTTTTCTTCATTTTCTTTCTCCTCTGGTTTCCATTTAATAAAATTTCTAATGTTTATAAATAAAGCTGGAATCACTATTACTAATAAACCATATGTCGTACCTGATGTTAACACATAAGATACCCAACATAGGCCACATGCAATATTAAATAAAAATCCTTTACGATTTTTGTTACCGACTTTCCATAAGCCGATTAATTCTAATATGCCTGCAACCCAATCCATTAATCCTCACAAGTTGGCATTGCTAAACACCAAACTTCTTTAAATGTTCCATTCTCTGTTCTTTTAAGAAATACTGAAGCTACCATTTCATTATTTTTGATAACTTTTGGTGTATTATTTTCTTCGTCGCATTTAACCAAATAGTCTACAATCTGCTTTTCAGATACTAAACTATCACATAGGTTTGTTAACGACTTAGTCAACTCAAATCTATTTTCTTTATCATTTGGTTTAAAGATAGCCAATGACATTTTAGCTTCTATTGCATCTCTTATTGAATCTCTTTTCTTTTTCATAACTCTCCTTTATATTCAAGAGGATCTGTTACTCCACAGACTTTAAAAGCTGTTAGACGTTCTTGACAGGCTGGGCATTTACCACAACTTGGTTGAACTCCATTATAACAAGTATATGAATCTTCATAAACACTTACATCATGCTTTGCAAGAATCTTCTTTAAAGTATCTTCTTTCTTTTCAAAGATAAGAGGTGTTTCAATTTTGATATCTAAACGCTCTGGTACAATGCCGAATGTTGCTTTATTTTTATTACAATTATGATGTGTTTCGACATATACATCGTCAACAATATTTTCTGAACCCTTAACTGGGCTTGTTCTACCGGCTTGAATAGCCATCTCTAAAAAATGAAAGAATGCTTGTCGGCAATCTCTATAAGCCTCATCATCTTCAGCGCATGCTCCATGTACAATTGCATCACAATCATTCTCTTGAGCGAATGCTGCTGCGAATAAACAAAAGATAGCATTACGTTGAGGTACAACTGTACTTCTTTGATCAGCTATATCAGTTGTTACATCAATATCATGATCGATTAATGAACACCCACCAATTTGACTTATTGGTACATCAAGAACTACTCTAGGTATTTTTCTTTTTTCACAAAAACGAGTTGCTGCTGCATTCTCCTTTTCGAAATGACGTTGCCCATAATTGAAACCTAAGCTAATTATATTTTCTGCGCCATACTTCTCTACGTAATCTAGAGCTATTGCTGTCGAATCCATGCCTCCTGACATGAGTAAAAGCTTCTTTTTTTGTGTGTTTGTTGTATTCATATTTACTCCTTATTTGTTTGTTTGAAGTATATCGGAGAACGCTTTTGTGTATATCGGTTGACTTCTTTATTCTTATTATTAATATAATAACATATATCTAGATTTAATCAAGCTTATTTTTTACTAATTTATATTTGTGCTTCTTTGCAAGTTTACGCAGTTCTTTTAGTTCTGCTTTTTCTTCAGCTTTTACAAATCTTACAATCTCATTTTTTTCTTTTTTAGTTAGTGGTCTATAACCTTGAATACTATCACTGTTAAAATCCCCGCCAGTTTGAAACATTAATTGCTTCCAACCTTCACTTTGTAACTTATTCATTAACCTACCAACATCATGTGCGTCACAATCAACCATTTCATATCTATAATTTTTCATTTTTTCTCCTTATAACAACTCTATAAAGGCTTCTTCTCTTGTTATTTCTGTATAACGTTCATTAAAACGTTTAATAGCTTCATTATTATCAGTTTGTTTTATCCATCTACCATAATGTCTAAAATATGCAATTCCATTTTCTATTTTAAATATAAACGGATAATCTTCTACTGTTAATGCATCGGTCCAATGATAATATTTTGTCTCTTTCATAACAACTCTATAAAGGCTTCTTCTTTTGAAATTTCAAATACTGCATGATATTTTTTGTAATCTTCAACTGTTGTAAGTAGTCTATATTTTTCTGCTCTTTTTGTTAATTTACCTTCATACATGCATGGTGGTCTAGTATATACATCACATGTTTTATCATTATGTTCTATTAAGAGCCATACTGATTGAATATTATCTAATAATGCTTTATAATATTTCATAACAACTCAAGGAATGCTTCTGCTTTAGTTAAATCTTTAACCCAATTACTAAATTTGTGAACTGATGGTTCAAATGTAATCTTAATCCAATTTGATGTAGGTTCAAATTTATAATTATTTATTCTTTCTGCTATTGATGTTCTTTTCCACATATTTGAATCGTTATCAGAAAGAAATTCAATGGCTCTAAAATTGTAATCATTTGGGTTTGGTTGATTATATCTGTATAACTGATATCTCATAACATCTCGATAAAAAGGTCTTCTTTTGAAATTTCTTTTATATAAATACCATGATGGGTTGGATCAGAACAACAACGCCAGGTGTTATTAGATTCAAGATGGTGCCATGTCTTATTATCTTTTGTTTTGTAATATGTTATTCTTTCGCGATCTTCAAAATCATTAGGGGATATTATTTTATTTGCGTATTTATAATACTTTATCTTTTTTTGTGTCATCTGCATCTCGTTGAATTATATCAAGTAATTTACCTGCTACCTTTTGTGCTTCTGGATAATCGTCGGCACATAGTTCTCTAAACCACATATCAACTTCTTTATCCCTTGGGCAACCAAGTTCGGCGGCGTTTTCACAAAACGTCACTATTGCTACTACTGTAATATCTTCTATTGCTATTTCTTTCATTATTCTCCTAACACTCTTATCTTAACCCCACGTCTTTGAAACATATGGTTCGTAGGCCACCAGTCATATTGTTCTGTGTTTTCTTTTATAATAGTTTTTAAAACAACTTCCATAATATTATTTTGAACTATACCCCTAGCACATCTTGAACAAGGCGGATAACCTTTTTCAGAATATATGTAGATAGTTGAATTGGTTAAATCAGAAGTTGCATTAAAGATTGCATTTTCTTCTGCATGAACCGCAAAGTCGTACTTCTGAGGTTTCTCCCAATAATCATATAACATGGGTTCAATGGTGTTTGGTTTAACTGTATTCCATCCATCATCTGATAAACCCTCAGGGAGGCCGTTATAACCAACCGAGAGTATCTTATTACTTATAGGGTCAACAATACATGCACCGTTTTGTGTAGACGGGTCCTTGCTACGTTTTGAAGCTAATTCAGCTACGCCCATAAAAAACTCGTCCCATGATAATGTTCCTTCTCTCTTCATACTTTATATACCTCTCCATTTATTATTTTATTTTTTAAATCATCTACATCAGAAATACTCTTACTCATATATCTCCATTGATTAGGCTTCTGCTCAATTTTCCAAATTAATCTTTCTCTAAGAATATCAGTATCCTCTTTAGACGGCTTCCAATCATTATGAAAGCATTTCGGAAAATCATCTAACTCAATTTCTCTCTCAGCCGCTTTAAAACCTCTTCTTTTTACCTCAGCCTTAACAGCCTTATGTCTTTTATTAAGATACTTTAATTTATGACACCAAAATACCATATGACCAGTTCCTAATTTAAATTTATCAGGTATTTTAGTCTTAATAACATTCTTATTCTTCTTAAGCATGCCAGGTATCATCAATAATTCAACCTGCTCTGCAATCAGCCATTGATCTGTTAGATATTTCGGATTTACACCACAATTACATCTCATTTTTTAACTCCATTATTACATCTCATAATAAATTTATAAAAGCCTCCGTTTTAGATATTTCTTTATATACTTCATCGTCAAAAAGCGCATCTAAGAAAAAATTAATATCCATCTTTGAAATGTGATTATCTTCCCATATGGATATTATACCAAATGGTTTATATAATGTTAATTTATTATCCATGAAAATATAAATAGCATAACTTTTATTATCCCACGATTCAATGAAATATCTTTTTTTCATATTATTTTCTTTCATAATATATTTTTTGTATTGCTATAATTAAATATCCGCAGAAACATATTGCATTTGTTACAAAACTCCCCCAAACACCAAGTCCAGCGAACCCAACCCCAAGAATAATAATACCTATTAAGTACAATATTAACATCCCCCAAGATATTTCTTCTGCTGATTTTTGTTTATAATTTTTAATAATTTGAGGCACTAATGCCGCACAAAATACAACCCCCGAACCCATCATTACAATATCTGGCCAAATCATACTTATATTATACTATAAAAATTGCGGAAAGTCGATAAATAATTTAAAGTAATGTATACAAAAGGAGACTACTATGCCGAAATATGAAAAAGTTTTTAAGAAGATGTTAATTGAAGGACCAGAAGATGTACCAATGTCAGATGGAGAGGCCTATATGAATGGGTTTCAAGAACCAGAAAATGCTGAAGCGTTTAACACAGAACCTAATATGCCTGGTTACCAATCAAAGTATATTGAGAGAGCCAAAGAGTGGACAGCTAAGATTAATGAATTTTCTGACTGGATTAACGGAACAGAATCTGATTCACTAAACAAACAATTTATATCCCTTGATAAAGAAGGAAGCCCATTTGAGGGTATTAGCAAAAATTCAACTAAGCTTACTAAAATAGCTGGTGACCTTGCTCAACTTACTGAAGTTATCAATGGTATGATTCTTTCAGCAGGAAAAGAACCTGAAGCATCTCAAGAAGGACCTTCAGCTGAAGAGAGACCAGCGGAGCAGTTCTAAATGACCTTTGATAAACTTTACGAAGCACAAATGACTAAATATGCCCGAGGGGCAGGTTTTGGTAAAGCTGGTAAAGGCAAAGCTGGCGCTATTCCTAACATGAAGGATAAGAAAACAAAAGCCAAAGGTAAGCATGGTTCTCGTGCTGAAGGTAAAAAGCAAGTACAGGATTATTAATGAATACTTTTAATAATAAAATTAAACAATTAAATGAGCTTTACCAGCCAGATAATATATCTCTTTTTGGTGGACCAAAATATACTTCAATCAAACTAAATAACCGCCTTAAAGACAAAGATAGTATGTTAAATATGATAACATATTTTAATGGATTGGGTATTTTTGTTTATGAAATAGAGTGGGGTAGTGAAAATATGGCAGGTCCTTGGATAGTTGTTAACAAAAAAGATGTTAAAAAAATAATCGAACAAGGTTATGCTGATAAACAAGATCCTCAAGTTTCTCCTGAAAATTATTAAATTACCTTGACCTTTCCCCTATCGTATCTTATAATAAAAATAAGATATGAGATTACCTAGAGAATATATAATACAGAAGTTTTACGAATTTGCTGGTTCCCCTACCTTTAAAAAATATACAAACACATATAATGCTTGTTGTCCTGCTTGTAGGGAAGGTAAATCATGGGGTAAAAAGAAACGCCTCTATTATATGGTAGATGATGACTATATGTTCTGTCAAAACTGTCAAAGAAATTGGAATCCAATTAATTGGGTAATGGAAATGTCAGGAATGGAATTTGTAGAGGTAATGAGGGACTCAGAAGAATATGATTCTACTGAAATTGTCGAAGCTAAAAAAGAACCAGTAATAAGCAAACCTTCTTCTGGTACTTTACCCGATGATAGCATCAACCTCTTCGATGAACAACAAGTATCGTACTATAAAGGCAATAAGGTAGTTGATGATGCTCTTAATCTTATTAAAAAACGTCGATTAGATACGGCAATCAATCATCCTAGAGGATTATTCGTTAGTTTAAAAGATTTTGTACATAAGAACAGATTAATTATCCCATTCTATAATGCAGAGAATCAAATACAGTTTTATCAGACACGTTCTATGTATGGTGAAGACCCTAAATACCTTTCTAAGCCAGGAGCTGACAAAACGGTCTTTGGAATTAGAAATATCGATCCAGAATTAGATTACCTCTTTATCTTTGAAGGTCCTATTGACTCTATGTTTGTTAAGAATGGGGTTGCTATGGGAAGTATATCATTATCAGATGCTCAAGAAGATGAATTAGAGAAGTATAGGTTGTTAGAACGTATTTGGGTATTAGATAATCAATTAAACAATGAAGATGTTAAGAAGAAGGTCACACAACTAATAGAACGTGGAGAAAAGGTCTTCTTCTGGCCTAAGAAATATAAAGACTTTAAAGATCTTAATGAGATTTGTGTTAAATGCAAATTAGATAAGGTTAAACCTGAGTTCTTTATTAATAATGCTTTCTCGGGGATGGAAGCTTTAATTAAGTTGACGTAGGAGTTGGAAGTGAAATACTTTTATTTTGCTTTGGTCCTAAATTAGGAGCCCATTTAGATTTGTTTAAATGTGAGTTATTAATGTAATCTTTTAATACATTAGTCATATTTGGCATATACATTTCAGGATTTGTTTCAGCTTGTTTTATTATTTTTCCAACTTCTTGATTTAAGAAATTATATTCAACCTCATCATCTACTATTTTTGATAATTCTGGATTAACTCTAAGTAATGATAATATTGGTTGTTGTTCAGCTTTAAATTTTGATGTTTCTGGTTTATTAATAGTAGGTTCACTTAATGTTTTAGTTGCATCTACAATACCAGAAGCTAAATCAGCAGCATCCCCTAAAGAGTTTATTAATTCTATAGCAGGTCCTGCTACACCACCACTTAATAAATTTAATAATAATTTTGAGCCTATTTTACCTGCTTTATATAAAGCTTCAACTTTCTGACCTGATTGTTTAATATTTTTAATCTCATCAAAGGCTGCTTTAAACTCACCAATAGTTGGTATAAAACTATAAGCCCCTTGGGCTGTTGTTTGTTGTTGTTGTTGTCTACCTGCTTGTGTAAGTGATGGTATATTGGGAGTTGTAGGCGGCAGAGCTTCATATATCTTCTCATAAGCCTCTTCTAATAATATAGTATCACTATCTCTCATTATTGAGCTACCTGTTGGGTTGGTGAATTTGTATTTGGTTGTCCTACTGGCTCTGCTGGGTTTTGAGCTCCAATGCCACCTGAGCCTGCTTCTTGATCAGGTACTTCAGGGGCTGCTTTTTGCTCACCCATTGAAATTATTCTTGTAAGAACTGCTTTATTTCCTGCGTTTATTAAATTTACCACTGCTTGCATTGCACCCATACCTGTTTGATAAACTGCAATAGAAGCTGCTGATTGATCTTCTGCTTCATTTAATTGTTTAGATGCTTGTTCAAATATTCTATCATACTTGTTCATATTATCTCCTGTACATATTTCTAAAATTTGATTGTTTAGGTTTATCTTCAGTTAATTCCATGTTTTGTTTTTCAACTTCTTTTTTGCGAATCATTTCTTTTTTCTGATTAACTTTTTTATTGCCTTGTGGTGTATCTGCTTTAAAATCTGTCCCTGTTTGTTCAGGTGCCGTCTCTTCTTCCATCATCCTTTTGTAAGCTTCAACTTCAGAGTCTGCATTCTTTTCAAAGTCAGCTACATGGAACTGCATAGCTTTAAGGAACTTAGCTGGTTTGTTTTTAACAGGCCCAGAAACTTCCTCTTCTAACTTACTTTTAAACCACTCATTTTTAAGTGCTTTAAGAAACTCTTCACTGAGTTTAATTTGTCTTGGATACATAACCCTTTTGGTTGATTTTAACACACCAAACGATTCACACATTTCTTCGAATTCTGATTTCATATTTCTCCTTATTTATATTGTACTGTTGGGGCTGACTTATCCATTATATCCCAAGCCTTTTTAATACCACCTGTAAATCTACCAGGGGCCTTTGATGGTTTACGCCAAGACCCAGTTTTTTTATCTCTTTTATATCCTCGATCTCTATAATATCTATTATCCCTACTAGATAAAGCTTTTTTAAGAGCTGCTGTTAATGCAGATATATCACTAGTTGGTGCCGGTGTTGGTGTTGGCTCCGGATCCGGCTTTAACTCTGGTGTTATTGGGCCCGGCAAAGCTGGGTCATATACACTTCTATCTATTGGCATTTTAAAATCGTCTGGTAACCTTTCAGGTATTGATAATGAATTAGCCCATCTATAAGTAGCTTCTTTACCATACCATTCATTAAACGTATTAAAAACCATCCAATACATTACTGCTTCATCTCTTGGGTTTAATCTCTTTGGGGATCCTAATGTACTAAGTTTTTTTATTTCGTCAGGTGTTAAAGCTCTAGTCACACTCATATCATATGCATCTATTATATCCTTTACAGCTTTTGGGACGAGTTTTGGGGGTATAGCTTCGTTTAAAAGTTGTTTATATAATATATCAAACTGTTTCATTAGTTCCAATCGTCTGATGGTTGGCTTCCTATACCTGGTAAACTAATTGACTGACCACCACCAAGACCTGCTCCTCCAAGCCAATCGGCGTCTTCTATTGTATTTATCTCATCTTCTTTTTCAATCTTCTTAGTTTCTTTATAAGATATTGTTTCAATAATACCATTTTCCATTAATCTTCTAAATATCTGTAGCCCAGCTTGTTTAGCTTTATTGCTATTAACTTCAAAAGCTATTGAAACCTTTCTTGCAATACGTTCAATTACATCGTCTTTGGAAAATTGGGTATATGGATCATCCCTAATGATCTCATCTCTTAAAGGTAAGTCACTCATTAAATCTATAACCAGTTTCTTAACAAATTCAGGTCCTAATTCTTTAATGTTTACTTGAGGTTTCCTAGCTAGTTTAGCTATTGCCTCCGGTGGAACTACTATCTTACTTGCCATTGGTGAAATGGCGATAAACTTACCGTCATATTTTTCTGATATAACGTACTTACACATTTGATCAAATTTCATAAAAAATCCCTCAGAATTATCGTTTGTACTTATTACTTAAGTATTTATTATTCTGGAGGGAAATTTAAATGTTATTTTATTGTCTAATGTATAATTCGGCTAGGTGGTTCCATAGAATCAGCAAAGTCTTTCAATGCTGGATCTATATCTTCAAGATCTGGAATATCAGAAAGAAGATTTTCATCTTCCCCAATCATTCCACCATTTTCAGCTACATATAACTTAATCATTTGTATACGTTCTTCTGGAGACCCGAAAAGTTCAATAATACATGGGCAATCTTCGTTTGGAAAGAACTTTCTTTTCTGTGAATGATAGTCTGTTAACATTGCTTTCATGATGTGATCAATTTCTTTTCTAAAAACCGGATCCAAATCTCTTAAACCATCTACAGACTCAACTATTTCAACAGGGTATGCATCAAGTACTGGAATAAAGAATATAATATCATAAAATTCCATTGCATTCTTTATTATAGGTATTTGTTGTTCTATAAAAAGATCAGTTACCTTACCTCTTGCATTTAACCAAAGTGAATAAGCTAAATTGTCAAATATACATCTATCAAAAAGAACTTTAGAATCTTTATCATATAATTGAGCTGTATCAATTAACGCATCCCTAATAATTGTTTGACTTTCTTTATTACCTTCTTGATTAAGCTTTAAGGTGGGGCTATTTTTTGCTTTATCTCTATAAGATTCTGTAGCCTTCTCATACATAGGCCATGTTTCTAAAAAGTCATTTATAACTGTTGACTTACCAGTGTTTTGTGCTCCACTAAAACATATTCTCATTTATTATCCTCATCTTTCTTAATTTTATTTTTATAATATTTAATAGCTGATTCTATAGAATCAAGTTCAACAGCCCCTGCTAAACATCCAATTGCCCAACCTGGTATATCATCTTTCTCTAAATCATTAAGAACATAAACTATTTCTTTTCCTAACCAACATGCAAGGCTAAGTTCTGATATAGTACCAGCACCTTTAAACACTGCTGGATCGAGTAAAACAATAAAATACCTTGAGGTTGCAACATCGTGCATATCAGGCATGATATATTTTTGTTTAATCCACTGTGGATATTCTTCATCTTCTTTATCAAATGGACATGGAAGAGCATCTGGTATAATTATGTTATATTGTTTATGTAACGCTCTGTACATTTTCTTACGCCAAACGCCATGATTCTTATTATGTTCAATTGAACCGCTAGTATATATTGCTGGTCTATTCATTAAACCACTCCTTCATTATTTCTATGTTTTGTGTTGCTAACAATCTATTTGTGATTGGAAGCTTTTGTTCAAAATCTAAAAACGCTTGTGGTTTATCTTTTACCCCAAACGTTTTATCAAACTTCACTGATGCTTGTGCTGCCTGACATGCGGCTGCTGAATCAACACCCCTAATACAATCTATTTTATAATCTCTTAAGCCTTTGAAAAATGTTAATTCAAATGGATTATAAAGACCTAACATATGTAATTGTTTATTATTGTCTTTAAGTTTTGTATAATCTACTTGTGTTTTAAGAAAATGTATTCTAGATAAAGTATAAAGAAATGTTTTCTCATCCATTTCCTCTCTAAGATATTCTACATTCTCAATACCTAAAGTTGTCCACGTCTCATCTGTTAAATCCTTTAGTGTATATTCAAAAGGTTCATAAAGATTCCTATAACCAATACCTATAACATCAATCCTAGGATCTAAAAGAAACTCATTATAACAATCCATAAACTGTTGTTGAGACTTTCCTTGGGCCACAGCCATTACTTTAAAGTTTCCTTTAATTCTACTCTCGTAATATTTACCTAAAAAAGTTTCTGTCTTAGATAAAGTAGCTTCTGCATCAAGATAAGCATCTGGTGCTACAATTTCATCAGCATAAATATCATCTGCAAGGTTTAAGATATCTAAATCATCACTTAGTTTACCTTCGTTGGCTCCATTATCTAAAATCTTATAACCTGTATGTGTATTAGTCCAATAATGTTTATATTGTTTATTCTCTTTACACAGCCAAGATAATATTAGATATAAATCTGAAGTTGACTTACATAAATCTAAATCATATACTGGTGCTATTGTTGCTAACTTCATATTATGTTCCTCTCTTGTCATCCCAAATCACTACTTGCAACCTAGGTGAGAAATGCCAATTGTTTTCAATACAATACTTTGCTGCTTCTTGCCATTTCTTTTTATCAAGAGTACGACCTTCAGGCATTAGATAAATTGTAACGTCTGCTAAGCCGCCCATCATCATTCTTTTCAACCTATTAATATCAGCAATCGTATCAGGACCTTCAAAAACAAACTTCATATAAAATTTTGGTTTCATCATTGTACACCACTTACGAAGTTTACCAATATAGGGACCACAATCATTTTTAAGATGCATTCCATCTTTAAGATCTAATGCATGTAGTTTTGGACTTACAGCATAATGAACATCATAATCATTTAACCATGTCTCTCTATCTGGACATATCATTCCATTAGTTTCAAAGTGATATGTATAATCACCCTGTAGTGCACAAAGTTCCATAATTGTTTTTATCTTACTAAGATATAACATTGGCTCACCACCTGTAAAACAAACATGAGGGGCTCCTAATGTTACAATAGTATTAACAATCTCTTCAAGTGTTACAGTTTGGACCGAATCATCAATCTCTTTAACTGAATACATAGTATCACACCAAGTACATATTGGATTCATATTACATCCAAAGAATCTAATATAAGTCGTTGGGGCTCCAACTGGATTTCCTTCACCACTTAGTGATTTGAATATCTCCGTAATTTTAATTTCATTTTGTTCCATTATAATTCTGTCTCCTTAACAAACATTTTTTCCATTGAATCAACACAATATTTTAAATCTTTAAATTCATCAAAAGAAATCCTTCGTTTATTTTCCATTGCGCTCATTACAAGATTAATTTGTTTTAACCTCCTAGATGCTTTTTCATAAGGAATTTCGTTATGTTCAATTATTTTTGATTTCATTTTTCTTCTCCCAAATTTCCCAGCAGACTTTGCAGTCACATCTAGGTTTAAGTTTTGCTTTATAACTAGGGTGTAACGCGCATTTTTCGTTTACACATTTTTTACAATCTTCTTTAAATAATTTTTCCATTAACCAATTCCTAATGGTTCATCTTCTTCTGGTGCAATTACTACCTTCATGTCTCTCTTTACTAATTTAAGAAAGAAGATTTTAACACGCTCCCAGAATGTTAATTTAACTTTAATACTTTCTGGTTCACCTATTAAATCCAATAGAGGTTTAATAACGTTAAGACTTTCATCAGATACTTCCCACCTGAAGTTAAGATTTGTTGTTTCTATTTTTATTTTCATTTTGTATATTCCGCCCATCCTGTTGTAGTCTCATGTAATCTAACTTTTACAACTGGAAGTTTTTGTTTCTTTATATAATCAAAAATATCTTTTGCCATTGCTTCAGCTGTTGGGTTGTAATCAACAATCTTAAGGTTTACATTAAATTTTGAAAGGCAATCTAGATATTCATTTGGCATATCACTTGGCATAACCAATGCATGATCCCATGAATTAATATAATCACCAATTTTATCTTTTACTGCAGAAAAATCAACAACCATTCCTGTTTTGTCAAGTTTCTTACTTGCGAGAAATACCTCACAAAGGTATGAGTGTCCATGAATTTGTTCTGAACAAGCTGTAGAATAAGCCTGTAAAAGTTGGTGCGCCATTTCGAATTTAAACTGTTTTCTTATTGTGTACATATAATTAATCTCCTATTAAATTATATAATAGGATATTTTTATGATATGTCAAGCAATAATTTAAGATATTAACATTTTTTGTTGCATTATTTTAAAAAGGTTCTGGTCAATACCTTCCATCGTTCTGGATATGGTATTGTAGTCCCCAACTTTGATAGCTTGGCGAACCTTTGTGGCTGAGATGCCTGCAATGCCTGGGTCGTCTTCGTTGCGTTCGAGAATCTTTAATTTAAGTTTTGAATTTATTTGAGGTGGATAAAGATTAATTTGGTTTTGATATGCTGGTGCTCTATCTGTGCCGGCCCAAAGCTCTTTTGGTTCATAACCCATTTCTCTTAGTTCGCTAATTATTTGAGGAACATTAGCTGCTGAGAATTCTACTACGTCTTCTATCTTTGGATTATTAGATCTGTTAATGATTTCTTTTTGTAAATCAAAATCAAATGGGTTGCGTTCTTTGTCTAATGAAGTCTTTGGGCTTTTGACTAAACCTATAACTACAGGATACTTTGCATTCTCTGTCATAGAGTTGTGTCCTTTAGTCCATGGATTAAACCTTCCTATAATAAGAGATACTGGTCTGTTAGCTGGTATCATATTAAATTCTCTAGGATCGAATGGTTTCCTAGCCTCATTAACTTTAATAGCTTCAGAAACAATTTCTTCAAATTGTCTTTGTTCTTCCATTTGCATAGGTGGAACCCCTGCTCTACCATATTTAAAAAGACCTAACAATTGGTTAGCTGGTGCAAAGTTGCCTGTAAATTTATAAGCTTGCCCATCATAGTTAAATACAAAACCCTCGGTGGCTGTTTTTATATTCTCAATTTTCTTGAGTTTTTGGAGTTGTTGTTTTAACACTTGATGGGCAATTTCGTTTCCAGATGCTTCAATTGCTTTAATAGCTTTTGATACATCTGCCTGAAGACGTTTAACTTCCTTTCTATTGTCTATAATAAAGGCGCTAGCGAGCGTCCCTAGCATAGTTACAGCGAAGTCGTGGATTACATCTTCAAGTGGGTAAATGGCAGATTTAATAATTTCTGATGACTTATTATTAATCTCTTTAACAGTCTGTTTTGTGGCTGGGTCTAAATCTTTTGTTAGTGAGTTAATATTATAACCCTTCTCTCCCATTACCTTTTTAATTAAAAGAGTCTCAACATCAGGATGAAGAGCACCCTGTGGAATTATTTTGTCTATGTACTGTTTAACATTAACTTCAAGATAATCACCAATTGTATTATTATCACTTAAGCCAAATCTATTTTGTATACTTTCAATATTTGTTAATGTTTGGTTTAATGCGGCGTCATCGTCAAGTGCTTGTAATTTCTTAATAGCATTTTTTGCTACGTGATATTCATCATCAGCAGTTGCATCTTGCATTTGTGAAAGAGCACTATCAAGTGCTTCAGCGTTTCCAGTAATATCAATATCTGCAACGTCACCTGTTTCCTTATCAAAATAAGCATGTCCTACTTGATGTATCAAAAGTGTTTTCTTATCATAATTGACAACATTAGATGTTCTTGGGTCCATAATCTCAGCGTTGTAATAAACGTTTGCATCAGGGCCGAAAATCTTTTCTTGCTGTTGAGGTGATAAACTACGAACAGCTCTTTCAAATGTTCTAAAAGCATCTACAAAGGCTCTTTCAAGATCACCACGACCAGCGAATTTTGTTGCTAATTCTTCAGCAGTCATACCACCTTGTTTTATGTTGCCTTTATTACGTGCGGCTTTTGCTTTGCCATCTTTAACTGAATAAGATATGAAAAGGTTTTGACCATCGGTCTTTTCTGTTCCTTCTAATCTGCCTTCAGATGCTGCTGCTAAAATTTCTTTTAGCTTTGTAAATGTTAACTCTCTATTATCATAAAGATGGGCCATATGACCTGCGACCCCACCGGAGAGAATAAGTTCATCTCCATAGGGATTATCTTTTTTATACGTAAATTCTTTAAAACTATACACTATTAATCTCCTCAATTAATTTATCATAAGAAATACTACATCTAAAATTCTTTTTTATATTTTTAGTAGCTTCTATTATTTCTAAATTTTTAATATG